ACCCGTTACAACCAAGGCAATGTCTACCAATGTACCCACTCCCTCCCTTCTGGCTTCGTAGCCACAGCGGAGTGCAATTCGACCTTTGGTCTGATTTTATTCCGCTGCGCCTACGTGATGCTAGCTCACCTCCATGGACACCCTGAACACGCAAACATGCAATCTTTCAACACACATGTTAGAATTGTTGTATACGGCGACGACAATGTCCTAGCTATTCATCCTGATGTAATTGGATGGTTCAACATGACCACAATTATTGAATGTATGAAGAAACTAGGAATGCACTATACCAACGCCGCCAAAACCGCTGACAGCGCGCCTTATAAATCTATTGATGAGATTTCATTTCTCAAAAGATTTTTTAAGCGTGTTGACACTGGTTTTGGACTGACCCCCACCTACATGTGCCCCGCACCTGTAGAGACCCGACTCGACATCCTCAATTGGACAAAAATTCGTAAACTCGATTCCCTCCCCGAAGAAGCAGACACCATCTCCACCGTATTCCAAGAACTCGCTGTCCATGGCAAAGCTGTATTTGATAGAGAAACGAACCGGATAGTCAAGGCCGCTATCGATAGCGGTATCACCGGTTTTGTACAGCTTAGTCTTATGGATTACCTCACAAAGATTATGACAGGAGATGTTCCCCGCATCCTCAGACAACCCCCAAACCTCATTGTATCCCATCCATGTGATCTTGCTACGGCCCAACAAAATTCCGCTGGCCCCAAGGACCCAAGCATTGCTATGGATGGAAGAGGCGTGGCTATTCAGCCTTATATCCTAGGATCCCCTGAGGCAGCCCCTCAATATCCAAGGAACCACCGGTCGGAGTGATGGTTTAAGCAGACCACACTCTTAAAGCACTTGCTTACTGAACAAAATTTCAACGCAAACCCCGACATTCTCTCAGTCACGACCCCCAAAACGAACGACACGATCACTCTTCGAGATGATGGCACCTCAGCTATCGACTCGTACACCTCTCAACCAAACGATCTCCCTTCACTCATGTATGATGATATTGGCGAACGGACCACTCACTCAATCACCGACTTCCTTTCACGTTATGTTATTGTCAGTCAGGGTGCCTGGGCAGCTGCTAGTACTCGAGGGGCTGTTTTGGCGAATCTTGTATTTCCAAAACAGCTCTTTAATACTGGTGCCTACTCTGTCACCCAAAACGTTAACAAACTTGAAGGCTTCGTTGGACTCAAAGCGAAAGTACGTATTCGCATTGAGGTCAACTCTCAGCCCTTCCAAGCCGGTGCACTCATGATCCATTTTGTCCCGTATTCTGAATATATGAACTCGCACACCCAGTGGTATTCAACTGCCACTACTACCGACCCGATTGCAGCTACGGGGTGTTCTCATGTAGTTATGAACCTAGCCAACACTACCTCAATGGAATTCTGTTCTCCCTACATCTCCCCTTACCTGTTCTTTAACCTCCCCACCGGACAAGGCTCTTTTGGTAATATAGTCATATCTGTTCTGTCTCCGCTTTCCTCTGCGGTGGCATCGACAGCTAGTTATACCATCTGGGCCAAGTTCGAAGACATCGACCTTCGCTTCCCCACCGACGCTCCCCTCACCACCAACTTTGCTCAAATAGGTACTGAGATGTCAAACATGGAAACTCGAGGCACGATCTCAAACACAGTCGGTGCAGTTGGTAAAGCCGTGGCTTCTGTGCTCCCTTGGGTAGGATTGGGATGGCTTTCATCGCCACTCTCAATCATATCCGATGGTGCAGAGAAAACGCTCAAAAACCTAGGCTTTTCAAAACCAGCTGTACAAGCTCCAGTCACACGTGTCAAACAGTCTCCAACCCAGTACTTCCTTAACCATGACGGCTCCGATACCACTCACAAACTCGGTCTATCCGCTGAAAATGCTCTCACGCACTATAGTGGATGGGCTGGCACCGATATCGACGAAATGAGGCTCGATTATATCGCCTCTAGACCCTGCTTTATGACTAGTTTCGCATGGAACGGCACTCAGGCTGCGGATACTTCCATCTTTCTGCAGCCAGTTTCCCCCATGTGGACCCAGCAATCCCCCACTCAAGTTACCAATGCTTATGCTCGCCTAACCAGCATGCCTTTGTGTGCCAGGGTTGCCTCGCTCTTCTCCACCTGGCGAGGTACCATGGTGTACCGCTTTCATGTTGTCAAGACCCAGTTTCATTCTGGTCGACTTCGAGTATCCTTCCGACCCTACATTTACTCAGACAATGCCATCATCCAGAACATGCCCGCATTTGCCTACACTGAGGAAGTGGATCTGTCCGCAGGGACAGATTTCACTTTTGAAGTTCCCTTTGTATCCGTCCGACCCTGGCTGCATACGTATTATGATGTCAAGACTTCAGTTGCTTCCGGCGACGTTCGCAATAGCGCCACCGGAGTAGTTCAAGTTTCTGTCATTAATCCGCTTGTATCCGCTCCCACGGTGAATAGTGCTGTTGACATATTGGTGTTCACTTATATGAAAGACGCTCAGTTCGCCGCCCCAATTCGACCTCCCATTACTCCTTACGGCCTCCCCAATGTAGCCCAAATTGGTAAACCTCGACTTGTCCCAACCACCCAGACCTCCGATTCCGTTAACCGATCCGACCTGTCCCTACTTCCCTATTCATCTTGTATGGGTGAGGTAGTGGCCTCCACTGACAACTCCTCAAACGATTTTCCCTCGTCGCCCGCGTTCAGCTTGGTAACAGTTTTCCGGCTACTGC